CTGCCATCATTGCATCTTCTACAAGAATTAATTGTCTCCAAATTCTTCTTGCTGGATCTAATACTGATGTACCATAGGGAGAATACTTATCATTACCCAGTACACGAAAGTGAGCAATCTGCCAGTTCTCAAAAGTTAAACCACCAGCATTCCACTGGAACTGAATATAATTCGGATTAGTTTGATCTTCACCTTCTAATCTCTCAATTTCTTGAGAAGGAAGACCGATTGCTGATTTAACACCCAAGACTTCATCTGTATCAAGATACAGAAAGAAATCTCCATACTTACACATTGTTCTTGCCCAGTTAAAGAGGTTTGATTCAATATTTAGTGTTTTATAGAATAAAGTGTCAATAATGTTTTTGATTTCTTCGTTATGGCAATCAATCTTTAATAGTTTTGAAACCTCTGTAAAGGTCGTCATTTCGTCTGCATAAACATCAAGAGCAGATGCCAACTCTGGATAAAATTCCATTTGTTCAAAGTCAACATATCTTTCCGCACGGCTTTGGATTGCCATGTTTCCAGAGCGCAGTGAGTCAAATGGGTTGTAGACGTTTTTCTTGTATGATAGACCCTGTAAAGAATTAAAACGACTAGCATATTTATCTAATTGATATTTTCTTTCTCTTGTTGGTTTTTGCGCTCTAAAATTGACAATAGGACCAGAAAATAGTTTTGTGAGTCTTTTAAAAAGTGGTGATGCATTATTCTTAGGATTGTTTCTTTGATCTGCTTTATTTGCCATGTTTTATTCTCACTTTAACCAAGAAAATTCTCTTGCATTGTTATAGGCTTCTGCCCACTTTTTTCTATTTTCGGCCTTAGCGTGTTGAGGCATTCCTGGTATTGATGACTCAAATGTTCTACCGCCAACCGTTAATCCTGTTATGAATGCTTGACGATATTGTACATCTCTTTGAGAAATTATTAAGGCCCCTTCTCTTACCCAACAGGCAATAGCAAGGGACATTACTAAATCATCATTACAACCTTTAATTGCCTCCGCTTTTCCATTGCTCCAAACAAATGTTTCTAACTCATTAATTAGTCTTTCGGAATTGATTTTTACAGATTTTGTTCTTAAAAATTCTTCCATTTTAGCAATGGCAAGAGGGCGCATTTTAACGTTTGTTGAAAACCCAGGAACAGCACTAGAATCATATGATGCTGTCATTGGCTCAATAAAATCGTAACTTGATTTTTTATGGTGATAAATGGCTGGGTGTCTCATTGATTTGAGTTTTTCTAGAACTCCATAGCCAAATGAATTGTTCTCTACAATCGTTAAACAAAACCCATAATCTTTTGATGTTTCAAACAATAATTCTGCATATGCTTCTGGGGTTAATTTACCTTGATATTCTGCTACTTGCTCCATAGAATCAACATCATAAATGTGAAAAGCTGAATTGTCTTCCGAATCTCCACGAGCAACGTCAGCGGAGAGCAAATATCTTCTTCCCGGTTCTGGTTCTTTAAAAATCCATAAATTTCCATCAAAGCCACCTCTTCTTATTGGCTTTGAGGTTCCGTCTTTCATTTCTTGCAAAATCGTACCATCAACGATAGTATTACCAGAAAAGTTAAAAGAACATTCATATTCTTGTGCAATATCTTTGGCGCTAAGATTTTTGGTGTTTTCTTCCCACCATTTCTGATCTCTGTCTGGATGCGCATCCCAATTTAATTTGATAGGATTAAAATTATTTTTGCCCATCTCTGCATCAGTATAAGTCTTGTGAAACCAGTTGCCAACACCCTTAGGAGTTGATACAGCAATACAGCGACCACCAGTGGCAATTGTGGGATAAATACCAGCCCACATTTCATCCATACCTTGAATGATGCCAGCTTCGTCAACAATAAGCAAAGAAAGAGCTTCGGAACGACCAGAGTCGCCAGTCGTGGACGCTGCCTTGACCCAAGAGCCATTATTCAATTCAAGAGTACTCTTGTTGTCATTCTTAACCTTAGCAATCTTCATCCAATCAGGGAGGTTGTTATACATTAACTTAACCTTCTTAACCATGCCAACGGCAACGTTTAATTGCGTGGCAACAGATAAGACAGTCTTTTCTCTGTGGAATAACACCATCCAAAGAATAAAGCCCGCAGTTGCAGTCGAAAGACCCATCTGACGAGCTTTAAGTACAATATTAAATCTGTAGTCTTGAAATTGTTTTATACAATCTTCTTGGAATGGATAAAGTTTAAAACTAATAAGTCCTTGAACTGGATGGGAAATTTTGACAAAGTTATTGATAAAATAAATGGGGTCTTTCCCGCATTTAATTATTTCTTTTACAACTTCCTTCTTAGTTAATTGAACACTCATGCAACTCGCTTAGGAGCTTCTTCTGCTTTCTTCTTGTTCTTAAAGAGCTTGCTATGATACTTATCGTATTGAGCGATAATCTCACTCTTATATTCTTCTGCTTCTGGGATACCTGTAAGTTCATAGCACTTGTGAGCCGTAACTGAAGTTCTAAAGCGAGAAACTGGTTGAATCAAAACATCGAAATCCTTAACCGTCTTACCATTCTTTAATGTTCTTTTGGCTTCTTTAGTTGCAAGAGTTTTTTTGGTTGTTGCTTTAAATTGTTTTTTAACGAACGTGAGACACTTTTCAATCATGCTTTCAATTTCATCTTCAAACTTGCCTGCACCCATCTTATGAATTTCTTGTAGTGGAACTTCTGTGTGATAATTAATTGTTAGTTTTCTACCGCCAACTTTAACGTGAAAACCGTCCATAATTCTCTTGTCTACTAAAAAATTGCCTTCTTCTCTTCGTAAGCCAACTTTGTTGTCAACTTCATCGTTGTAGGTTGGTCCATCATAAGCCAAAGACATCGCTTGACCAATCCCACGGACAATTTCGTAAATATCATTTTGGACCTCGTTGTTTACTATTTCTGCCATTTTGTTTCTCTTCCTTCTAGGTGTAAGACGTAGCATTTAGAACAGCAGTTAAACTTGGTCATATAAACTTCGTCGTCTGTCTTATATGCTTGCTCTCCGCAGTAAGAACAATTTTTAAAGTTCCTCTTATTAAGTAGTTTTTCTTTAAGAATAAATCCACCTTGATCTTTGTAATTTTCGTATGGCTGTTGACGATAATATTTCTCAACTTGTTTAACTTGTTCAAGGTATATCTTTTCTTTTTCTGCAGTCCAAAATACAGAAGGATCAAGTACAGCTTTTTCGCCATACTTGATCTCAACTGCTTTTTCAAGAGCAGGAATCTGTTTTGGATCAAAAGGCATAACTACCTCTTATTTTGGCTTTGGAGCGCCACCTTTGTGGACTTTCTCGTTCCAGCCTTTGGTATTTGGATCACCTGGCTTTGGCCAGTTGTGACCTTTGCCACCTGGGCTTTGTGTAAATGGAGCAACTTTTGCTGGTCCGTGTCCTTTTGGTTTTTGATCTGCCATAACTAATCCTCCTGAGATTATATAGTAAATAGTATCACAAATAAAAAAGGCACCAAGGTTTTATGCTTGGTGCCCTAGAAATAGAGAAGAAGTTATTTCTTTTTCTTCTCGTCTTTCTTTACTGGTTTTTGTTCTTTCTTCGCCATAATACACCTCCTAGTGGTGATATAAATAGTTAATTGAAATATGCAAATCCTTCTTCGTCCTTATTAATCTCAATTATTTTATCAACTGAGTCTTTTAATGTATCTAGATGAGTAATTAATAATACAAGCTTGAATTGTGTTTTAATCATTTCTAGAACCTTAATAAAACTCTCTAAATGATCAGCATCAAGAGACGTTGCTGGCTCATCAAGAATAAACAAATCACTTACGGGTAAACTACCACACTTAATCAACGCTAATCTTATTGCCATAGCAACTAAAGATTTCTCTGCTCCCGAACAGTTTTCGATGGCTCTTGGAGAAGAGTTAGGATGTTTAATATAGATCTCTAGCTTACCATCCTCGTTCTCAAAACTTGCCTCAAATTCGACAATATTTGCTAGTAATGAATTGATTTCTTCGTTAATCACTGGCAAGGTTCTCTTGATTAATTCAAATGGTATTCCGCTATTATGTGTACACTTAAGGAACAATTCATAAGACGAGTATTCTTTTTTTAGCCTATTAAGTTCTTCAATTTGCTCCTCATAAGAATCTATTTGCTGTTCAATTGAAGCAAGATCGGCAATTGCCTTCTTCTGTCTGTTTTCTTCTTCTTTTAATTGGACAAATGAAGATGATTTGTTTTTAATTAAAGATTCTTTTTGTTTTTCTAATTCACCAATGTTTTCGTACAGTTCTCTATTTGATTCGTAGCGAATCATTAGTTTCTCATTTTCTTTCTGTTCTTCCTGAATCTTTGATTGTTTTACTTGTAACTCA